TGGACAGACTTAAAGCCATTGGAAATGGACAAGTCCCACTTTGTGCTGCAACAGCCTGGACAATCTTAATGGAGAGAATAAATGAATCTTGAGAACCTAAACGAAAACAGAGTAGAAATTGCACTAAAAATGCTATCTTCTACAGACGAAGATCATGCAATGCTATCAGGACAGGTTAAATACCTTGAGGAAGCCATAAAACAAGCCAAGGCAAGAGTTTTTTTGCAATCTGAGGGTACAGTAGCAGAAAGACAAGAAAAAGCCTTAGACAGCGTTTTATACGATGATGCAGTTAAGGCATGGATAGAAGCATACAAAAAGTTTAAGATTTTAGATAACAAAAGGCAACATGAGGTTCGTATTATTGAGATATTTCAAACTCTGAGTGCTAACAAAAGGAAGGGAATGTTATGATTGATCATCCATTTTTAGTATTGCAACACCTGATTAAGAACTATTCTGAGGCTTGTAATAATCAGGATTATGTTGCAGCGTATCAAATAGCAGTAGATATTACAGATCAAGCTCAAAAATTAGAAGATATTGCTCATAAACTACAGGATTATGAATAAAACCCAGAGATCACATTACGACAAAGTTGCACGATTAGGTTGCAGTTTATGTCGATTTGTCTTAAAGATTGAAGATACAAGTCCTGAAATCCATCATATTCGTAGAGCTGGCAGACGAAAAGATGCACCTGTAATAGGTTTATGCCCAATTCACCATCGAGGAAGTAATACTGGAGTGCATGGCCTCGGCAGGAGAGCATGGGAATCTCTGTATTCAACAACGGAAGAAGAATTATTAGAAAAGACATTGGCTCTATTATGATCACATTCCCTTGGCCACCGAAAGAATTAAACCCAAACTATAGTTGTCATTACCATATAAAAGCTAAGAAGAAGGCTATTTACAAAGATTTATGGTACTGGACAACAAAAGAGGCTAATATACCAAAAGGGGATTACTCAGAGCTAAATATTGTCTTTTACAAACCGAACAGACGATGGATGGACTTGGATAATATGTTAGCAAGCATAAAAAGTGGGTTAGATGGTATGTGCTTGGCTCTTGAGATAGACGATAGATGTTTCACAAAAATAACAATAGAAATACATAAAGATATTTGTGGATTGATAAAAATTGAGTTAAAATAGTAAAAAGGGGGGTATTTATGGAACAAATGGCACTTTTCTTAGTTACTTTGCTACATTCAGGCACGAATACACACCTTCAGCATTGGACTACGAAATCCTACGCACAACACAAAACCCTTGGTAAATTCTACGAAAACATTGTTGAATTAACTGACCAGTTGGCTGAGGCATACTTTGGATGCTACGGACAAATAACTAAGTTTCCTGACACATATCATCAACCTAGAGGTGAACCTTTAGGTTATTTACAGTCATTACAAAAGTTTGTTAAGGATGCAAGAGACGATTTACCTAAAGAATCTGAGATTGTGCAACTCATTGATAACATTGCACAGGAAATCGACACGACGATTTATTTGCTGAAGTTTAAAGGTTAATATGCCATTAATAAAATCATCTAGTTCTAAAGCTGTAGGCGAAAACTACAAGAAAGAAATGGAATCAGGTAAACCTAAAAAACAAGCATTGGCGATTGCATTATCTGTGCAAAGAAAAGAGGCAACAGGTAAGCGTAAAAAGACTCTTGAAGATGCGTATGCAAGGCATATAGAAGAAAATGCCTAGTCGTAGAGAACAAATTGAGGCTGCAATAGATAAGCATGATAAGCCTATATCAAAGACTACAACTGGAAAGGGTAAGCATTATTTACCTACAGAACAGGGTGCAGGGATGACAAAAGCTGGTCGTGAGGCATATAATCGCAAGAATAATGCTAACTTACAAGCACCACAAAAGAGTGGAAGTAGACACGATAGTTTTTGTGCAAGGATGCAAGGAGTAGTAGATCATGCAAAAGGTGATGCACCTAGAGCCAAAGCAAGTTTGAAAAGATGGGGATGCTAATGAAAAACGGACTTTACGCTAATATTCATCGAAAAAGAGAACGAATTAAGAAAGGTTCTGGCGAGAAGATGAACAAGGTAGGCTCAAAAGATGCACCTACTGCACAGGACTTTAAAGAATCTGAAAAGACTTCACGAAGAAGTTTAATCGAGGATGCTTACGATAGGCACATGAAATGAAGAACGAACCTAAAAAACTAGACTTTAGTCTTAAAGCACCAAAAGGTTATCAGAATACGCTTGATAAAAAAGAAAAAGAAAGGATTATGCGTAAAGAAAAGATAACAAAAGCATTTAATAAGATAGTAAAAGACCCATTCTGATGGACAACGAAACATTAGCTAGTTTATTAAGAGGTAGAAATCGTGCAGGACAACCTGTAGATGCTACTGCTAATATTATTGGCCCTGCTATGAGTGCATTGGGTAACACAATATATGGTGCTGGTCGTGGTGCTTTAACTGCGATGGCTGGATTGCCTGGTGACATTAATCAATTAATCACAGACAACTTAGGAACTCTTGTAAATGCACAAGGATTACCTACAACAAAAGATATACAAGACTTTTTACCTCTTAAACCTACGACTTATGAGGGTAAATTAGCCCAAAAACTAGGTGAATTTATACCTGTAAACCCAACACCTATAGCAAAAGGTGCAGTAGCAATAGCAAAACCAGTAGGAAAAGCAATGGGAGAGCAAGCATATCGCATGACTGAGGATATGTTACAGAAACAAGGAATGATGCCTAGCGTTGTACCTGTTGGCCCGAATCGAGTACCCTCAAATGAAATACTTTTCCCAAACAGAACATTGGAAAGTTTAAATTCTGCTGAAAAATCTGCATTAACTAAATTTGATAAAGCCCTAGCTAATCCTGCAGTAAGAAGGCGAGAAACATTAGCATTAGAAGGCCAAACTATATTAAAACCTAATATGGAAATGGCTGAACGAAATATTATTTTGCCAGAACAAATGCAAAACAAGATGTTAGTGCCTGTAGTTGGTGACACATCAGAGGCTGGTTTAGAACTAAGTCAAATAAAAGGTGTACCTCTAGCTAGAAATGTAGATTTGCAAGGTGGTGGTAATTACATGAGGATGCAACCCAACATTGCTGAAAACAGAGCATGGGCATCTGAGCCAGAGGCTGCAACAAGTAAACAAAACAATTTAACGGCTGCTGGACAATCGGGTAAAGATGTTTTGGGAGTTTACACAACGATGTCACCTGAAGGAATTAACTTCTCACATCATGTGGCAGAGGCCATGATTGGTCAATTACCTGTATTAAAACCATCAAAAACTGCAATATCGGCATTAAATAACGAAATTCAAAATTTACCTGTAGTAAAAAAGAACAAAAATACAGGCGAAAAAACTACAACTTATCCTTATAAAAACTTTGCTGGTGTAACAAGTCCAGACATATACGAACAATTGGCTAATGGAACATCTACGGCTAGTGCAGGGAATTTAAGAAAAGCTGTTGTTGAAACAATGAGCAAGGCAGAATATCGGAATATGGGATTTCCAAGATGGGAAGATGTGGCTGATGCTGTAATTACACCTGAATTAAGAAATGCTCAAGCTGGTGAAACAGGTTATGGAATATTTAAAGGCATACCTGAAGACCCAATTATGCTTGCTAATACCCTAAGACATGGTAGTTATTCAGCAGGCATACCAGGCAAAATGGTAGGTGGCTTAGAAAATACAATACCATTAAATTTAATGTTTCCTAAATCTTATGCTGCTCAAGAGGCTATGGGAAGAAACCCAACAAAAATTAATCGTTCATTTATGATGAGCCATCAACAAGAACTAGCAGACCAACAATGGTTAGATAATATTATGCAGCATCTTGAAAAGCAGAAGTCTGGTCAATGAGAAACTCCTTTTCTATCAACAATTCATCAATCAATTGCGTAATAGCATCAAGTTTTACATTGTCTGGCATTTCTAAATATGCCTTACTGCTACGAAAATCTACAGTTTCAAATTTAGAATCGTAACTTGCTCGAATTATAATTGTTCGCATATATCACCTCTAGAATGAATCCTAATTTTAACACTTTATTAGTAAATATGGTATAGAATGATACCTATATAAATCAACTACTTGAAAATATATGGCTGAAAAACAATCTAAAGGTATCAAAGGTGGCTACAGAGAAGGCTCTGGTAGACCTAGTGGAGTACCAAACAAGAGCACTACGCTTGCTAGAGAGGCTATTGCAGGCTTTGTTGATGCTAATGCTCATAAAATGCAAGAGTGGCTAGAGAAGGTCGCTAATGGTGTCCAAACAGATGATGGTAAATGGGTAGTACCTCCATCACCTGATAAAGCGTTTACTATGTTGCAACAAGTCATGGAGTATCACTTACCTAAACTTGCTAGACAAGAGGTAGTAGGAGATGAGAAAAAGCCAATCCATTATAGGTTTTCATGGAAGAAGTAGTCGAGATAGAACTTGATTACAGTCCTAGAACTGTATTTGAGGGATTTCATGATAGACAAGAGAGATGGGCAGTCATAGTCGCACATAGAAGATGTGGAAAGACTGTAGCTGTACTCAATGACACCATTTATAGGGCATTGACTGAAAACAAAGAGAATGGTCAGTATGGGTATATTGCACCTTACTACTCACAAGCTAAGTCTATTGCTTGGTCATACTTATTACGATTCTCTGAACCTGTACGCAAGACTGCTAATCAATCTGAGTTATGGGTAGAGTTAATCAATGGCTCAAAGATACGACTATTTGGTGGTGACAATCCAGATGCATTAAGAGGAAATTACCTTGATGGTGTGGTTTTAGACGAGATGGCAGATATGAAACCTAATCTTTGGGGACAAATCGTGAGGCCGTTACTTTCAGACAGATTGGGTTGGGCTACATTTATAGGGACTCCGAAGGGACATAACGGATTTTATGACATCTTTAGCAAGGCAGAGCAACAAGATAATTGGTATGTAAAAGTCCTACGAGCAAGTCAAACAGGGATATTACCTAGAGACGAACTAGACGATGCAAGGTCAATGATGACTGAAGATCAGTATGAGGCAGAGTTTGAGTGTAATTTTGAGTCAGCTATCTTAGGTGCGTATTATGGTAAAGAGATGCGTAATCTTACAGATGAAAGCAGAATTACTAATGTTGAGTATGATCATCTATTCCCCTGTCATACATCTTGGGATTTGGGTTACAGCGATGATACTGCTATCTTTTGGTTTCAAGTTGTGCATGGTGAGATACGAGTATTAGACTATCATTGTAGTAATGGTGAGAACATTGAATACTATACAAACCTCATCAAGTCTAAAGAAAGGGAATATGGGTATAAATATGGGACACATTGGCTACCTCACGATGCTAGAGCCAAGACTTTAAGTAGTGGTGGAAAGTCAGTAATTGAGCAAATAGCTACAAAAATAGCTATAGAATCGCTTAAAATAGTACCTAATCTATCATTACAAGACGGAATACAAGCATCAAGGATGGCATTACAAAGGGCATGGTTTGACACTAAATGTCAAGAGGGTATAGAATGTCTAAGACAGTACCAAAGAGAATATGACGAGGACAAGAAGGTTTTTAGGGATAAACCTAGGCACGATTGGACAAGTCATGGTGCAGATGCGTGGAGATACCTCTCTATTGCATATCGAGAAGAAGAAAAGCCAATCTTGAAAGACCACTCAATCAAGGGGTTATTTGTAGGACAAACAGATGTAACATTATCAGAACTATGGGCAGCATCGCCTAAACCTAGGAGTGGAAGAATATGAATCATGATTATACGGATTGGTATAACAAAATCTTATCTTACGAGAGAGCCTTTAAGAAGTGGGAAGGTAGAGCAGATAAGATACTAAAACGCTATCGTGACGATTCAAGAACACAAAATAATCCAAATGCTAGGTTTAACATTCTATACAGTAATGTCCAAACAATAACCCCAGCGATCTTTGCTAGACTACCTAGACCTGATGTTACTAGACGATTTAAAGATAACGATCCGATAGGTCGAGTAGCTTGCACGATGCTCGAAAGGGCATTGGAATACGAGTTAGAGCACTATTCAGACTATAAAACAGCAATGGATAGTGCAGTCTTTGACAGAATGATAGGTGGTCGAGGAACTGCATGGGTACGCTACGAACCTCATATTGTCGCTGATGAGCAAGGTTTACCTGAAGATGGTCTACAGATTACTGAAGATACAGACGAAGATGAGTCTAACGAAGGTATGCTTTCTGAAGCACCTGAGAGAATTGAATACGAATGTGCTCCTTGCGATTATGTCCATTGGAGAGACTTTGGTCATTCAGTAGGTAGGACATGGGAAGAAGTAACTTGGGTATATCGTAAAGTCTACATGAATCGAGATGCTTTAGTAGAACGATTTGGCGATGATTTAGGCTATCAGATACCTTTAGATACAAAGCCTGAAGAAGGTAAGACTTACACGAGCAATCAGAATATGCGTGAACAAGCGTGTATTTATGAGATATGGGATAAAGAGTCTGGCGATGTATTGTGGATTTCTAAAGCGATGGGTAAGATTCTCGATGAGAAACCTGATCCATTAGAGTTAGAGGACTTTTGGCCTTGTCCTAAGCCTTTATTCTCAAACATAACTACTGATAACTTAGAGCCAATCCCTGATTTTACGATGTATCAAGATCAAGCTAAGGAGTTAGATACTCTTGCAGATCGTATTGATGGCTTAATTAACGCATTGAAAGTACGAGGAGTCTACGATGCAAGTGCATCTGAACTCAATCGACTGTTCTCTGAAGGTGAGAATAACTCGCTACTTCCTGTTAAGAATTGGGCAGCGTTTGCTGAGAAACAAGGACTCAAGGGTGCAATAGACTTAGTAGACATTACCCCATTCGCATCTGCTTTGATGTCGTGTTATCAAGCTATGGAACAAGTAAAGTCCCAAATCTACGAGATTATGGGGATTGCAGACATTCAAAGGGGTCAAACAGACCCTAATGAAACACTAGGTGCTCAGATAATTAAGAGTAATAACGCTGCAGGTCGATTAAAGACTATGCAACACAATGTCGTGAACTTTGCGACTAAGATTCTTAACATCAAAGCACAGATTATCTGTAGACATTTCACAGAAGAAACAATAGTACGGATAAGTGGTGCATCGCAACTATCAGATAACGATAAGATGCTTGTACCTCAAGCATTAGCACTACTCAAAGATGAAAGTGCTAAGAATTTTAGGATAGAAGTTACCTCAGATTCAATGATTTACCAAGACGAGATGCAAGAAAAGCAAGATCGTATGGAGTTCTTGAGTGCAGTAGGTAATTTCATGCAAAACATCATCCCATTAGGACAAAATGCACCTGAATTAGTGCCAATGGCTATGGAAATGCTCAAGTTTGGAGTAACAGGGTTCAAAGTTGGTAAAGGTTTAGAGGGTTTAATTGATGAAACAGCAGATAAACTCAAAGAAATGGCTAAACAACCACGACAACCACAGCCTAATCCTGAGATGATGAAGATTCAAGCACAAAGCCAGGCTAAACAAGCTGAAATGCAAATGAACGCACAGTTAGAACAAGCTAAGATGCAACAACAGATGCAAGTTGAGCAACATAAGCAAGAGATGCAAGCACAAGAGAACACGCTTCGCAACCAGTTAGAGGCTCAACGACAGCAAATGGATCGTGAGATGGAGATGAAGTTAGCCCAAATGAAGATGATGACAGAGAGGAACACACAGATTCTTCTTGCATACATCAACAATGGTGCAAAAGTCGAAGTAGCAAGGATAGGTGCATCAACAGATGATGGTGCAATGGCATTTGCTGAATACCAAAACGATGCTGACATGATGCAAGCACAAGAACACCCTCTAGCACCTATAGCTAACGCAATTAGTCAAGGAAATGAACAAATGACTAATACAATAGGTCAGTTAATAGGCACTTTACAACAACAGCAAGAGGCATCAAACAGACCAAAACAAGTTATTAGGGATGAGCAAGGCAAAATTGTAGGAGTCCAATAATGGCTATTACAGTTAAGCATTTAAAAGTCTCAAGTGTTCCTGATGAGGCAGATACAAGTTTAGTAAGACCAAGTGATTGGAACGCAGATCATGTATTAACAGGTACTATTCCTATTGTTAATGGTGGAACTGGTCAAACTACTGCAAATCTTGCGTTTAATGCTCTTGCACCTAGTCAAACAGGTAACTCAGGTAAGTATCTAACAACAGATGGCACAGATACTTCTTGGGCTACAAACCCTTTAGGGACTGTTACAAGTGTTGCAGCTAGTGGCGGTACAGGAATAAGTGTAAGTGGGAGTCCAATAACTACAAGTGGGACTTTAACGATTACTAATACTGCACCTGATCAAACTGTTGTATTGACTGCAGGGTCAGGAATATCTACTACTGGTACATATCCTAATTTTACGATTACCAATACAAGCCCATCTTTAGGTGGCAATGTAGTAGGGCCTGCAAGTGCTACAGATAACGCAGTCGCTAGATTTGACACGACTACAGGTAAATTAATACAAAATAGCATAGTTACAATAAGTGATACTGGTTCAATAAGTGGTGTAATTAATGAAAATTTTACGCCAGGTGCAGCACCAACATATTTAGAAGGTCGTGTTTTTTACGATTCAACAGCAAATACACTCTGTTATTACAACGACAACAGTCAAATGACTTTAAATATAGGTCAAGAAAATGTTGTAAGAGTAAGAAATCAAACAGGTGCTACATTAAACAATGGAACAGTAGTTTATATTAATGGTGCTACTGGAAATACTCCAACTGTAAATAAAGCGATTGCTACAAGTTTTGCAACATCTGACATTATTGGTGTTTTAACTACAGATATTTCAAATAAT